CTTTACAAGCTCGCCATTCATTATATTGCACACGCGAAGCACCTCCAAACCGTCAAGTCTGTAACGCTTTGATGCGTCTTTGACTATCGTATAGTTTGTATTCACTCCGCCCATGCCCGTACTCTCCTGACTCAACTGCCAGATATCGGCTATAAGCATCTCTTCGTCATCGAGCCAGATAACTGCATCCTCTTCAAGCTCATTTTTGAACTCTTGGAGGTGCCAGCAACTCGCTTCGTTCTTAAACTCTTTGACAAAGCGCTTTAGCCTCTTTACTTTTTTTCTTTTTCTTCCCGTATAAGCTCGTTGATAGAGCCGACAAACTCGATCAAGTCCCCGTTTTCGTACTGCTCTTTGATGACCTTTTCGACGATATCTTTGTCGTTGCCTGCAAGTGCAAGCCTGATGGACTTCTTGATACCCTCGATGGCATTTTTCTCATCCTCGAACTCCTTTTGGAGTTCTTCCTGCTCTTTTGTTGATAGGCTTCTTGCCTTGAGCGTCGCTTTTGTACCGTCCAAAAACTCATACTCGAACTCGACCGTTTTCCTTTTCGCGCTAAAAACTTTACTCATTTGCAATCCTTTGTAGTTTTTTCGTAGTTTTTTGGTGGCGGGAAACTACAAAAACCCGCCTCTTAGCTGTAAACTATGCTGAAATTGTCGTTGCCTGCATTTGACTGGCACTCCCACGTCTGGTTGTAAACCACTTCGCCGTTGTCGTCACTCTCACTTACCTCTTTTGGGTTACAGTAAGAAGCTGTGAAGGTGATAGTATTTCCGGCAGTTCCTCCAAGGGTGACTATAACCTCCTTGATGGTGTTGTTTTTGAGATCGTCCCAATGCGCTGCATTGCCTTTTGTTTTGATAGCTTTGACCGCTATGGTGGGTTTAAAGTCAGATATGTAAAACTCTTTGACTCCGATACCGTAAGACTCCTGTATCTCGTTTCCAAGCGTAAACTCAAACTCTTGTAGTGCAATGGAGCCTCCTCCGACTGTGATAGCGGTTGCAGATGTAACGATAAGGTTTTGGTTGGCATCAAGCGTTACCGCTGGATTTGCTTCAGCTGTCTCGCTTAGGTCTGTAAAGCCTTTGAGGCTGAATGTAAACTTCGCTATCTCTCCAACATTTCCGCTGAATTTTAAATCACCAGCAATCCCCTCTATCTGTCTGACTGCTCCGTCTGTGTAGTTCTTGGCGATACCGACCGGAGTGCCTCCAGGAGCATACATTACCGTGTTGTTTGTCGTATCGACAGTTTCAGCAAGCCCAACTGCCTTGAAAAGAGCAGCATATGCAGGAGCCGTGCCGGCTGTCCCGCTTGTTCTTGCATTAACGCTTACATCAAACTCCGCCGTTGTCCAGTCTGGAATAGTTACTGTCTTGGAGTTTCCAAGCTGACCGTTGCCGATGTCTTTTGTCTCCACACTTTTAGCCTGCGGATTGACAAAAACAAACTCATTTGTCGTTATAACATCAGTCGCACCCGGTACCGCCGCAGAATTGATAAGAAACGTGTTCTTACTTGTTAGCTGCTTTGCCATCTTTCACCTCTTTTGTATATTTCGCATCGAGGAGCGTTTGGATCTCCTCCTTTTTCGCTTCAAACACGTCACCGCTTTTGTAGAGCTTTTTGCCCACTTTGAGCGTTGTGTTTGGCCGCACCACTTGATATTTCATAATATAACCTCCTTTAGAGATAGTAGATCTCCGCATATACGAGTATCACCTCTGCTGACAGGTCGTTGATATCTTTTTTTGTCTCGAACTCTATATCGTTGTAATCATTCTGCACCGTGTACTCGATAAGATCTTTTGTCAGCTCCTGGGTGACGGAGTTGTTTTGGAAAACAACCGCAAGTACTACACTCATAGAGCTTGCAGTTTTTTGTTTTCTTTGGATGATTTCGATAGAGAAGTTCTCTATATGGTTGCCTACTATCGCTTTTATGTCCGCTTTGAAGCTTGATTCGTTCATCGTCTGACTCCTATGAGGATCTCAAGAGCATCTTCACTGCTTTGGTGCATCAAGATATCTTTGACAACGCCATCGATGGTGAGAGTGGCACCGCTTCCAACCCTATCGAGTTCACTGCTGCGAACTTTGTAAACCAGCATATCTGCCTGCTCGACAACATAAGATTTGTCTTGGATCAGCGTTACGTCATAAGTGCTGACTCCATCGGAGTACAACGACTGAAAGCCGAAAGTACGATAGACTTCATCAAGCACACGCTGCGACTGTTCCAAAAAGCCCATCTACTCTATGTCTCCCTCTTCGGCAGCTTGCATCTCCGCATCGATTGCCTCGATGATCTGCGCTTTTGTCCAGGATGATGGCACCTCGATACCAAACTCGGCAGCATGCTCTACAAGCTCTGCCTTGGTCATCTTCTCAAGCGAATCCACATCATCATCGACATCGATGACGACATCGGTACGCTCCTCTATCTCAACCGCTTTTCCCATGGCTATAAGGGTTTGGGCTTCCTCTTTTGGGAGTTCCACCTCCGCTCCCACAGAGAGTGTGCCTCCAGGATAGACCGTACTTCGTAAAACTTTAACTAACATATCTCACCTCCTAAAGTGCTGCATCTTCGATGATGGCAAACGATTCGGCGCGTCTAACACCCACATCGTAGAACTGATCCGCAGTGATCTCCACCATCCCCTCTTTTTTACGCGTGTATGGATCGACGATAAGATCGATACCACCCCAAAACGCGATGATAAGGTCGGCGAAGTTACCGAAAGTGATGTTGCTAAGTCCGGTACCTGTTCCTTTGGTAAGGTTGGACGGTACTTGGTTGCTGACTCTATAGTTGTAACCGTTGATCATGTTGCCATCGGCAATGTAGATAGCTTGACCTGATTCTTTTGGCTTGGTTTTGACATAGCCGCGCCCTTTGGCGTTTAAGAGGTAGAGCATATTGTCCACATCGGCGTTGTCGATGGAGATCTCGGTCTCAAGCTTGACAAAGTCGCCCCAAGTCGGCGCACCGCCATCCGCTCCAAGCTCTACAAGTCCGACACCGGTTGTATGGCGGATACCTACAGGTGTGTTGCCCGTACCGTCTGCGTTGAGTGCGTTCCAATCAATCTTGAGCGCTATTTGCGTCATCAGGTCGTTTTGGATAAGTCGCTCGATGTCGAGTGAGCTTTGTGCAAGCAGCTGCTTGGAGTATGGCACCGTACCACCCGCGCGTCTTGGAGAAAGTTCCAAGTTTCCAAACTCGATATCGCTTGTACCCATCTCCTCGGTTTCAGCGAGGTTTTGGATGGTCGAGCTTGTAAGCTGTCTTGGGATCGAGATGTTTCCAGTCAGTCCGGTTAGGATTGTCGCTGCTTGCATCACGGCTGATCGGTTGCGAAGCATGTTGATAAAGTTGCTTGCAAGCAGGTCTGTCGCTACCGTCGCGCTGCCCGTTCCCGCAACGACCGTCATATCACGTCCAAGTACATCAAACGGCACGAGTATCCCTTGTGCCTGCACACCGCTTTTTTTCTGCGCTTCGAGCGAAACCTCGAACTCATACCCCGCCGCCTCTTGCGCGCGTCTATCGTTAGGGTTGGCAAGTGCGTTGAGGGCGCGAAGAAGTGAGTACTCCTTGACCTCTTTTTCGTCCATACCGATAAAGCCCGCTTTCGTATCGACCGGCTGACCGGGCTTGAGTGTGTCGAGGATTTGCGCTCTGAACTGATCGACGCTTGTCCCGTTTCTTACCGCATCTTCGACAAGTTCTCTTTTGCCAAACGACTCCGCGATGGCGGTGATCTCTTGGATGCGCTCCATCTCCTTTTGTCTTGCCTCTTTGGCGATCGCCTTGACATCGACCTCCTGGGCTGATTTTGTTTGTGGATTTTCCACCGGTTTTTTCTCTTGTGGCATTGTCTGCTCCTTTGTTTGGTTTTGATTTGGTTTTGGTTCTAACTCTCTACCGACGCCGACGGTATCATCCGCCGGAACCGATACAACGCTGATCTCGTAAGGCTCCCAGTCGGTCACCCTGTACACATCTTCGCCGTCTCGCTCCTCGATGAGCTTGTAGTTATGGATGATATAACCGACGGAGATTTTCGTTCGTATCCCGTCAAGCACATCCTGGAAGATCTCCTCCGCTCTTGCCGAACGTGAGAAGCGAACAGTCGCGCGCGCCACCCTGTCGTGATCGAGACGGACATTCTCCACGACCCCTATCTGGTCGCGTGTGTCGTGGTCGGCTAAAAGCGGCGCTTTGTTTTTGAGTCTATCAAGGCGGATTTCTCCACGCGAATGCCCTAAAATCTCTATGCCCCACCATCGTTTGTACTCCTCCTCGCTGGAAAATGCTATCTCTACCGTTCTTTGCTCTTTGTCGGTTTTATCACGACTAAGCGTAAAAGAGCGGCTCTCTTTGCTATTCTTCTGTATTGGCATCGATACTCTCCTTTAGTAAGTTGAAAAGTTCCGCATCGCTCATTGTCGTTATGTCGAACTTCTCTCGTAGTTTTTGGTCCTTTTGAATCTTTGCATAGACATCCTCGATCTCGTACCCCATCTCATTAGCTACCATCGATGGCGATTTGAGCCCAGCTTTGATGGCGAGGATGTTTGCCTGCATATCTTTAAGCGGATCGACCCACGCCCATCGACGCCCCATAAAGGTAGCTTTTTTGTACTTTTTAAGTTTGGAAAAGGGCAACTCAAGCACACCATAAAGCATCGCCTGGGTTAAAAAGTCCTCATAGACCGGCTTTAAAACCCGCTCTATAAGCCACTGCTGCAAAGCTATCCAGTGGCTTCGCTCCTCGAGCACACCGGAGCGGATCGAGGAGTAGTTCACACCCTCAAGGTCGTTTGCAAGGTTGTGGTAGCTGACATTTAGCCCGCTTGCGATAGTTTGGAGTATCTTTTTTTCAAAATCTTTAAACGCCGTTGTCGGGTGGGTCGGGTCGAACTGCTTGAAGTCCCACCCTTGCGGGAGTATCTCAAACATCCCCGGTGTTACCTCCTGGATCACATCATCCCCGCTGTTGCCATCGCTGTCTTCAAACTGCTCTCCGGCGGGTTTTGTATAAAAGCCCCCTTTTGCAGCACCAAGGCGCGCGGCGACGAGCTCCGCTTCTTCATAGCCTTTGAGCATCTTCATATCTGTCATGACGGAGTGCATCCACGGCACACCGCGGCTTTGTGAGATACGGTCCTGGATGAAAAGATGGATGATCTCCTCAGCTTCAACGCGGATGATCTCTTGGGAAAGTGAGGAGTATTCTCCCGGATGGTGTTTGTAGAGGTGGTAGGCTATGGGTTTGCCCCAGTCGTTGTACTCCACGCCCATTTTGATATTGCGCTGTTTGTCGTTGAGCGTTTCGACAAGGTGGTCGGCTTCTATGAGCTGGAGGGCGTAGCCAAATTGGTTGTCGTAGTTTTTTACGCGGCGAATCAGCACCTCGCCGTCTATCACCACACTTCCAATGGCAACGCTGAGGAACTGTCGCAGGGAGTATTTACCGGTTACATCGCATCTGGAGGCGAACTCGGCGAACTTCTCCTCTATCGTTGCGGCGGCTTTTTCATCTGCAGTGACATTGAGCCGAAAGCCGTCCGCACCGACGACATTGTTGATGACGAGTGTTTTGAAGCGTTTGATGATGCTGTAGTTGCGCTCCAGGTCGCGCGATCTGGCGCGAAGTGCGGTGAGGGAGGTTTGCAGCAATGCATCTGCCGTAGCGTTGCCCACACCCCAAGCGCCGAAAAGGTCGCTGTTTTTCGCCGCTTCGTAGTTGCGTCGCTTGATGGGGGCTTTGGTTTGTCTGAGCCGTCTTGGAGCGCTCTTTGTGAGTGCTCTTGACTTTTTCGACTTGCGTGCCATTACACAAACCTCGTATGGAGTCGCTGGAAGGTGCTTTTGCCTTCGGCTTGTTTCTCGAGGCGATCGACTTCGTTCGCCCAGAACTTGATCTGCGTTCGTATCTCTTCGAGTTTGGCGCGATAGACGGCGTTGTCTCCACTTGTAACACTTTGAGCCGATGCCACTTCATCTTCGGCATCGAGCCACTTTTGTAGCTTCGCTTTTGCCTCTTCAAGTGTCCAAACCGCCATCTTTTGCGCCCCTTTTTTTGAACTTTTAACGCATTGTAGAAAAAAAGGGGGCATTTTTGCGACTTACGAAAAAATGAAATTTGTATTATTTTCCTATAAGTTCTTTTAGAGACTTTGTAAAATTTCCGACAGCTATCTGAAGTATTTCTGACTTCGTTTTGCCAAGTTTCTCAGACACCTCCTCAAGCTCGATGATCGTAGAGAGTGGAAGACGGTAGCTTACCGGTGTTTTGACATCCTCGACAGTTTTTCGTCCGCTATTTCTGTTTCCAGCCATTGAGCCATCCTTTTTTGATGTTTTTTGAGCTTTTTTTGAGCTTTTTTGCCTCTTTTTTGACAAGTACGACCCCTATGTGCTTCACACGCTCCAAAACGCTCTCATCGATGCCGGCAAGCGCTAAAGCGGCGTTTGCGTAGTTGCGGCAATCAATCGCTTCGTTTCTGCTGCGGTACTTGACCCATCGGCGGGTTTTTTTGTCCCTTTTTTCTGCTGTGAGCTGGTCAAAGTACTCTTTGTTGTAGATGGGTTTGTCTGGAAAATGCATATAGCCCGGTCCCGGCTCTTTTATGGCGAGGTTGGCGTAGATGTCGTCTTTGCCGGCGTTTACCCCTATGCTAAAGAGAGAGACTTTGCCGATGTTTTGCTTGCTTGAGCGCATATTGACAAAGGGAGCGTCCACGCTTGTAGCCCCTTTGATGGCAAAGACTCTTCGTGCTGTACGCGGACGGCAAAAGGCGTAAACCGCTTTGGCTCTGTGTCCGCCGGTATCTACTGCTGTGGCGTAGATCTTGAACTTTGTGCCGTCTTTTTTGGTAAAGGTGCGCTTGAGGTAGGCATCGAGTCGTTGGCGGGTGTCAAGGAGGTTCGGGTCACCGTTGATGATGGCGTAGTCGATGCTCCAGCTCTCCATACCGTAGCCGTATCCGACAACTTCCACCTCGAAGCGGTCATCTTGGGTATCGACACCGGCACATATCACTTTCACACCGTCTGGTACCTCAGCGCCGTACTCCTCTTTGCGCTCTTCGAGGTTGCCCACTTCGGGTTTGTCCATCTCCTCCTCGAACACTCTTGCATCGCGGGTATTGACCCATACTTTCATCTTTCTGATGTCTCCTCGCTTCATCACCCGTTTGGCCTCCAAAAACTCCCGCACGATCTCGTTCCAGGTAACAAACCCAAGCGGAGAGTAGTAAGCCGGCAGGCGATATCCTCGGTGGATGTGTCCCTCGTTGTGGGGTATCCACTTGCCGTTGGCAAGCATCTCGGTTTTGTGGTGCTCATCGATGAGGGAGCCGCACTTGTAGCAGGCAAACTGCACATCGCCAAGGAGCTCATACTTCTCCTTGTCATACTCGAACTTGAAATGCTCGAACTCGAAACGCACGAACTCCCCGCAATGAGGACACGGCATATAGTAGTGGCGCTGGTCGCTGTCCTCGAACTCGTGCTCGATGTTGGACTCTCCCTCTTCTGTTGGCGTGGAATTGATGTAGATTTTTCGTGATATACCGAAAGAGTCGGTACGCTTCTTTCCAAGATCGAGCGGATTCCCCTCGCCGTCTGCATCCATCGGAAAGCCGTCCACATCGTCAAGAACGACGACACGACACGACAGGCTCCTAAAGTTTGCAGGGCTTCCAGCCCACGCAAGCTTGAGCATACCGCCTGGATAGATCTTCTCAAATATCGCGCCGATATCGTCTCTGTTTTTCCCGCCGCTGATCTTCTTTGCAAGCTTCGGCATAGCACGAAGCGATGGCGTGAGCTTTCTGTTTGAATGATCTTTTACAAGCTGCTCGTTTGGAAGGATCATCAACTGTGAAGTGGGGACAATGTCCATGTAGTACATCACGACATTGTTGGCCACTTCCGTAAAGCCCAATTGGGTTCCCTTGATCACTTTAACCTGCTGCGTCGGACTCTGTGGAGAGAGTTCGTCCATGATCTCACGCAGATACGGCATCCGTGCAGAACTGTACTGCCCCGCTTCACTGCTTGCCCCGCGCGGGAGCTGTCGGTATTTGTCCGCCCATTCTGTTATGGTCAAGTACGGATCGGGCGCGAAACCCTCAGCAAACGCTTCGAGAAGCTCTTTAATCAAGCTCATTGATCGCCTCACTTAGTTTTGCAAGCTGTGTGTTGATCTCGCTTTCCAAGATAGTCATACACACATGCGGATCGCTTTCAGCCGCCAAGCGTGCAGCAAGCCTTGACGGAATTGTGTTGAGACCGTCTCTCACCACCCTTGCAGCCATAAAAAAAGTTTTTTTGGTATCTTCTATGGGTACGAGTAGTTTTTCGCTCTCATCGGCTTTTATGCGCTTTATACGCAAATCCTGCTCGAGTATCAGGCGGTTGAGCTCTTTGATGTCGAGTTTTTCAACATCGCCGACATTGTTCTCAAGTCCAAGTTTTTTAGCTTCTTGTAACTTCTCTTCAAGAACTCTTTTTTGCTTCTGGCGCTCCTCTTCAAGCTCTTCGGGCGTGCAGTCGGCTTCGGTCTTGTAAGCAGGCTCAACTGTGAGGAGATTTTGCTCTTTTCGCTTTTGCACCGCTTCACGCTGCGCATCGCGCCGCGGGTCTTTTAGCTGCTCCAAGATCTCTTTTGCCTCCTCGTACTTCAGCCGCTTCCCGTCATACACCGGTAAGATACCTTTGTTCACAAGTTTGTTCACATACTGCCTCGAAGCGTTTATCCGTCTTGCAAATTCTGCCTGGCTAATGAGCATCAAACCCCCTTGTCAACGGCGACACACGCAAAAATGTAAACCAAGAAAAAGCCCCAAAAACCACGGAATTATCGCGGCGCCAACTACCCTCACGCCTATCCATCGTGGAAGGACCCGCTTTATTTCCACGCACTTGCCATCGCTTTGTCAAAGTTTTTGCTAAAGTACTCATATCCTCTCTTTGCATAGACTTGTTTCACTATCAGTTGCAGATCCCAACGCTTCGTATAGTGTGGCTTGCGACCTATCTTCAAAATGCGTACATTTTTGATCTCATCCACAACAACCCGTTTGACATAGATGCCTGGTGCCAAGCCGGTTCTACGCTTTTTTATCACTCCGGCTTCCGCAGTGTATGCATACTTGTTTGAGGTTACGATCATATAGCGCTGCTCTTTGTACTGTCGTTTGCGTTTTTTTCGCTGCAAGCTTCTCTTTGTTTCGTTCGCTGTATATCCTGCTTTGTCGTTTAGATGGAGTTGGGACATGATCTGCACATAGACCCAACCTCGGACAATACTGCTATCTGGCGTTATGATCTCGTTTTGTTTGAGATAACCGGCTCGTATCATCGCTTTTTCAAACGCTTTTTTTCGTCTATCGCCACCACGCTCTTGCGTAACGAGTGCGTTTTGTTTCCACGGTACATAGTCATCGACAAACACTTCCGCTTCCGGTTTCTTTTTGGTCGCTTTCTTTACACGAATCGCTTTGGCTAACTTTATCCCATTAAGAAATCGCATCGAGACAAGTTTCCTTGCATCTCTCATAGTTTCAAACGCCACATCGTTTGCAGTCTCTCGCAAAATAAACGGCAACTGCTTTCTACCAAGATCATCGAGACCTTTGATAATCTCTTGGATATTCGACTCTATCATCACGCAGCTCCTTTTTGCTTGTATGCCATAGTTATTTGAGCATATATGCGGTCATAATGCTTTCGCAAGTTTCTCACGCTTTGGATATTCGCTTTCCAAAAACTTCCATCCCAGACACCGTCATACTCGAAGATTTTATCGATCATGTTGATGATCTTCTTTTTCTCTCTTCCGTCTCGTTCTCTTAACAGCCTTGCATCGTTAGCCCAGGTATCCCAGTTTGGTTCTTTTTGCTTAGGGTTGATCTGCTTGAGTTTTGAAAATAGGTGCCTGGCGATTTCCAAATCGTCAGGGGTAAAAAACTTTTTTTTACTTTTTTTCTCTGTAGTAGTCTCTGTAGAATAATTATTATTCTTATTAGATTCCCCCTTTGGTGGAATACAGTTTCCCCCATTGGTGGAAACTTGTTTCCCCGAATCGTGGTTACTTGTTTCCTCTTTTTCGAGATAGTTTTCCATATATTTTTCAAACTTTTCCCAGTCGATTTCGTAGTAAGTTTTTGCAGGAATACCCTCTCTCGAAACAGTTATAAAATCAAGTTGTTTTATAAGTTTTTTTGAATTTTCAAGCTCTTTTTTAGTGAGCATTGTTTCTTCCATGATCTCTTTGTCGGTCTTGAAAATCTTATCCTTTTTAGCAAACCAATACATAAGTTGTGATAATAATATCCCGCCTGTTGTTGAGCCTGTTATCTGTCGATATACAGGGTAATACGCTATGGGTTTTTGGTTCAATTCTCTTAGTATCTGTTTCATATGTCAGGCATCTCCAATCTTTCGTGTCTATACTCAACCTCCACCACGCGTGCACTCCGTTTCGGAGTTATCTCACGGCGCACTCTAAAGTCATCAAGCAGGCGTATCACGCCGTAGTTGTCTTTGGTAAGCATAAACTCCCGCATATGAACATTATCCATATCGAGTGTTCCCGCGTGCTTGTTGTGGTATATCTTGTCTATCTGGTACACCGTTCGTGCCGCATCGACAAAAGCTCCTGCCCCTCGTGCACTCCCCTTGGCGCTCTCATCGCTGTTCTTGCGCGAATGGTGCAGGAAAACGATGCAGATATTCTCCTCTCTCGCCCAGTCCATAAATGGCTGCATAAAGGCGCGGGCTTGAGAGTTGTCGTTCTCATCACCGCCGTAGAACGCCAAAAGCGGGTCTATGACGACAAGGTCATAACCGGCGAAGTTTTTGCGCAGTTTGTAGAAGTTGGATGGGTTGAACTGTTTGTTCTGCATCATCTGCAAAGGGGGACGCGACACGACATCGACACCGCGGATCTCAAAAGGCGCATGCAGTATCTCACTACAGATAGATTGTGCACGCTTCTTTGTCTCGTAGATAGGATCTTCACTCAGCCATACCACGCTCTTTTTACCGCTCGATCGTGAGTGCCTCAGTGCCATCTGCAGAGCCGTCCAACTCTTTCCAGTGCCTCCAGGTGCAACGATCAGGCTCACGGTTCCTCTTGGAAGCGGCAGCCACTCGCCCAAGACAAACTCCGTCTCTCCATCTGGCGCATCGACAAGCGAAGTGATCTCGAACTCATCCGAGGAGAGATTCATATCGATCACATTGCGCAAGCTTGTTTCTGCATAGTTGATCGCTTCGGTAACTTCGGTAAACTCTCCATTTACAAGATGTACCCCTATGTTATGAAGTGCACGCAACTGCGCAAGCCGCTTGAGCTCTTCGATGTAGGAGTCGAGATGATAAGTCGGTGTAGTTGTTATGACATCAAGTAGTGCCGACTCGTCGTAAGTTTTGGCAAGAAGCATCCGCCCTTTGATGAACTCCTCATCTATCGGCTTGCCGTCCGCTTCGAGGTCGATGATAGTTTGGAAGATGTTTGCAAATGCGTGGAGGTAGAAGTCCTCTTTTTTGAGTTTGTGGCCGTAGCGCTCTATGAGTTCAGGCTGAAATATCAGGGAAACGAGTACAACTTTTTCAAAAGCCGGGTTAAAGTACTGCGCGCTACTCATCTTCGCCATCCTTTGGGTTGTCCATATCGAGATAGTAGCGCTTGTACTTCCCGCCGTTTGGGTTTTGGATCTCATCGGAGAAGATCCTCCAGCCACGACGACGAAGCTCGCTGATCTTGTTGCGAAGATTGAGCTCGCCCCACAACTCCACCGCCTCAAAAGCGGTGATACTCTTGCCCTCTTTGAGGTGATCCAGCACTATGTCGATCATAGCGCGTGTTTTTCCTGTTCTTAGTGCTCTTGACATATCGTTTTCCTGTAAAAATGAGCCTTTGTAGTGCCTGCCGACCCTCATTACAGGAAAGGCAACACAGCCGACAGACACGACAAAAGGTGTTACGAGCACAAAAGCATCTATGGTATAATCACAGTTCGCCTTTGTGCGACTACAAACGGGTAAGCGGCTTGCTCGCCAAAGTTTCGCCGCTTATCCACTCTATCAATCCCCCGTAGGAGACTGAATACAATGGATTTTGAACCTATACTTAATCTTCCAGAGCCTAAAAATTATGGAAAAACAATAGAAGAGATAGATACAAATCTCAAACTTTTAGTTGAATCGTTTAAAGAACTTGTTGAAGTCGTAAAACAACAAAATGAACTCATCAAAGAGCTTACAAACGATGTAAACATACTGAAACGACCAATCAATAACTAAACGAGCCATATTTTCTTTTCTGTGCTTGTATTTCTTTGTTTATCAAAAAGTTGCTACGATAACCACGAAGCTCTTTTTGCATCTGCTTTATCTCTTTTGTAAGCTGCTTTAGCTCTGTATCTATCTGTTGTCTCTCATTTTTCACTAATTACAACCCCTCCTTATGCTGTTTTAACATCACTTCCATCTTTCGCTCTACACTTCGCATGACTTTGAGAAGCTCACCAAGCGTGTCCGCCTCTTTTTCGTCTATCTCTCCATCCTCGATGGCGGCTTTTACCTCTTTGGCAAACTTCCCAACCGCATTGTCTATGTCAAGAACACCCACAAGCATCTCATGCACGACATCCCCGCCGTCTGGCATCGTCTCTATGGGGTCATAGACAACAAGCCCGCGCTCGGCGCACATTGTCTTGAGGATGCTATCATCATCGGTCAACTCACAGAGCTTGAGCACCTCTTCTACGGTGAAGCAGTTTTTCGGGTCCATCTTGAGCTTGTTGTCAAGCGTGCCTTTGACGATGCCGAGCTCATCGGCTATATCCTCCCTCCCCAAGCCGTTTGCGAGACAATACTTCCGTATCGTCTCACGCGCGGCTTTGGTGACATGCTGGTTCTTACCTAAGTACATCTGCACTCCTTTTTAAGCTATCCGCTCTAAGGTGCCCTTGTGGTATAATTGAGATGCTAAAACAAAAACCAACACAAGGACACTTTAGAATGGACAAAGCCACTCTCACTTTATATAGCCACAGCGGTAGTCTCCTCTTTGAAGAAGAGATAGCTATGCCGTATCTCCCTCGCGTAGGTGAGATCATCCGCACACACGAAGAGATGGACAACACCAAAGAGTTCATCGTTACCGACATCACTTATCAGCTCCACAACAAACAGCTTCATCCTTATGTAACTTGCGAAAGCTTTTACAATAAGGATGGATATAGTCGTCTGTTTTATCTGAGAGAGGGATGCTGGGTGCCAGGACACTGTAACGATGTCGGCGAAGAAGAGGCTGTAGCTGTGCAGTAAGTGCAGCCACATCTTTGTCTATCTCCACACCGTTTTTCAGCCTGCCTATCTCGTACACAAGCGATATAAGCGCATCTTCGGCGATTTTAACAGCATTGAGTAGCTTTGTCTGCTCTTTGATGTAATCATCTGCTTGGTACATTCACTCCCCTTTTGCAGTTGCTCTTGCACTGCCTTTTTTCGTATCATTTTCTCGTAGGTAGGATTTTATATCTATCCAAACATCAAGCGGTATCCCGTAGCGTTCATAGAGTGTGATAGCTCGTCTCATTGACGGCTTTGCTCTACCACACATAAGCGACTTCATAGAGTCATAAGAATAACCAAGATCAAGGAGTGCTTTTTGAATCTTTTTTCTTTCCATTTTGAAAGTGTAAACAATAAACACTTAATGTATGCTTAATTAGTGTTTACTATAAACATTAATCACAGTGTATAATATCAACACTTAAAAGGATTGTTATGGTTAGCGAGTTTGATAAAGATAGATATAAAAAAATTATGCAAGCGCACAACTTGACACAAAAGAAGATTGCAGAAATCCTTACAGAAAGATATGGAATAGATACTTCAGAAAATACTGTAAAGAATTGGACTCGAAATAGTAAAAATCGTCTTGGAAAAACATATCAACCAGAATTAGAGACGCTAAAAGCCCTCGCAGATATGTGCAACTGCTCCATCCAAGACTTCTTCTCAGACGCCGACAAAAAAAGAGAGCAAATAGCAGTAGAGGAGATAAGCTCCAAACCTTCCAAATACTCACAATCCATCTCGAACGCATTTTTAAGCGAATACCCAAAACATACGCAACAGCTTATAAAAAAATGTTTGCTTCTTACAGATGAACAACAAAAAGAGCTCCTTGAGCATGTCGAGGAGATGGCGAGAAAAAATATGGAGTTTTAGTTGGTATCATACAGCGGATATACGGCAACACTAAGAAGCATAGTCTCAAACGAAGCAAACAGAAAGTTTTCCACTATCGTCGAAGCAAACGGCAAATACTACCAGATAAAGTTTTGCGAAGTTGGGCACAGGCACAACATCAACGAATTTATAGCCCATTACTTTTGTTCGCTCATAGGAGCTCCTATACTCGATGGAGCATTTTTGAAACTAAGTGACGACCAACTAAAAATACTAAACGACAGAGTAGGAAGCATAAGCAGTTTCAACAAGATCGACACAACCATATCGAAGAAAAACTTCTTTTTCGGAGTCGAGTGGAAAAAAGACATTTATGATCTAAAAAAACATGAAAAACTGCTTCCAACCATCAACAAGAGCGAAAACAAAAAAGAGTTCTACTCCATCTTCCCTATAGATCAGATGCTAAAAAACTACGATAGACATCTTGGAAACCACCTATTTATAAAAAACGGTAAAAAAACAAGATACTATATCATAGATTTTGACAGGATATTCGGCTATACATCGTGGGCAAGAATGCACGCACTTATGAACAACTTCGACTGTATGCGTCTTCCAATCCCACCTGGGCAGTTTGACGAGCTTGAATTTCTACACTCCATTGTAACGAGAGAGACTTTCGAGTACGCTTTTGCCTTTGCATTTGCGATATCTTCAACTGTTACATATGACGCTATTGACGATATGTGCAATATTATATTGGAAATTTATGATGTTTCTAAAGAAGAAGTTGATACTATTCGTTTATGGTTTGTGCAGCGAATGAAAGACTTTCAAAAGATTTGTCTCGACAACACGGAGTGCTTTCCGAATGTAAAACAAAAGAGATTAACCTATGTTCATAGATAAAACATCTCAAATTAATCGGTACGACTACTCTTTGATCCAGTATCTCAACCCTCTGACAGACGAGAGGTTCAATCTTGGAGTTGCACTCAAATACGAAGACGAATTGATGCTGCATCTAAACAAGATAAGCAAAAGCGTTGCAAACTGTCTCGATATAGGGGAGCTTAACAGTCTCAACCATACACTTTCAGTTATCAAGGAGCGCATAGCAGATGGAGAGCTTCATATCGGTAATGTTTCCAATGTGCTCAAGATATCAGAACTTCACGCATACGAGAGCGAACTAAATGTCGATGATGCTTTTGCTCATATCATCAAAGAGTTCATCTCTATTAAAAAACTAAGAGAAGAGAAAAAAAACAGCGTTCACACTTCAAGATTTGGAAAGATGAGTATCATAAGAGGTCTTAAAAGCATCAAAAAAGACAAAAATCTCATCTACCACAAGCATATAGAAGGGATGGCAAACATCGTCGATATTCTTTACCTCAAAGAGAAAAAGCCGGTTGCAGTCGCTCAGGTTACATCACCGCATATAAAAGACTTTTATGAAAAGATCGCATCTTCCATCCTCACGCTCGAAGAGTTTAAAAAGATCGACACTATCAAAGAGAGGATAGTTTACGCTCCAATCCTGACGAACATCAGCAATGCCGACAAAATGAAGCTATATCAAGCTCAAGAAGCCGCAAAAGAGAGAAACATAGAAGTCATTACAAAGCATGACAACAAAGCAATCATCGAAAGATTGACAGCTTAAGAGAGATTTTTTTAAACCTAAAAAACTATCCATAAATAAAAAAAGCCCTCCGCCGGATAACCGACTTTGGGCTTTTTATCATGTTTACCTGTTTCTGAGGCACCTGAAGTTCAATCAAAAGATGCTGCTTAAGCATCTCCTCCTTCTTTGATAAGCATCATTGCTATTCCTCAAGTTTGGATTTATTGTGTAGTTATATTATACACAATTTCGATAAATATCGGACAAAGAGTATATTTTTGTATATGTAAAAAGGGAAGTTTAGTAACATTCATCAAACAACTTTAAAACAAATTTCTTTATTTTGATTATCAGAATAGTATATTGT